TAGGCCACCAACAATTGATGGCGTGGTATTGGGTTTGTGACGCCGAAATTGCCCTTCGCCAATTCTCTACTATGAGCATCTGCGCTCTCCCACAGCTGGTTCGCCCGTTCGCGCAAGTCCAGCAACTCCGCGGCTTCGAGCGACGTGATCTTCTCCGGTGTTACGTCCTCAAGTCTCATGTGTGATCTCCTCAATACGTTACGTTTGTTGCCTAATTTCCTACTCCAACAGGAGCCCATGTGCACCGACAATTCGGATGAACTGGAATCAATCCGCCCGCCTCCTCCCGCCGATACATATTTCCATCGTAACCTAGACACACAATACATGCGTCGGCGGAACTAATGAACCGCACCCTCTGTACCTCCGCCTCGGCGTAAGCTCCCAGGGTCCCCTCACTCATCGCGGCCGCGGTCTCCGTCCTGGCAATCATATCCGCGCGGTAACGCAGCTTCCGGTCTGCCTCCCGCAACACTCGCCGCTCCAGCCTCGCCCGGCGGGAAGAGGTCAACCCCCCTTCCATCTCAGCGTACCGAGCCCGCAACTTGTCCCGGAAACGGTCCAAGGCTCTCCCCTGCCGAGCATTCAGGCCAAGCATAGGGGTTCCATCTCTTGACACTAACCCACGAAGCCTACGGCCAACCTGGGCCGTTCCTAGGCCATCCTCAATACCTCGGCTGATCATCCCGCGAAGAGCCCTGCGCGTCTCGTCTATGATCTGCGTAACACGGGATGCCGACTGGGTAGCCGCCCAGTCCACCGCCCGCCGATTCACCACATCCCAGGGCGTGTCTATCCGAGCAAGCTGAAACGCCTTATCCGCTGCTTCGGCATAGATCCGCACATATTGTCGAGCGAACTGATTCGCTCCCACATTGCTCAGACAATGCCATCCAGCCAAGTGAAGTTCCAGGCGATATATCTCAGGATTCACCTTCTGCACAACACGGCCTAACCTCTTCGACACCAACGCAGCTTGCGCCTCTATCACGGCAGCTTCGAGTTCGGATAACACCAATTCAGGCCCAGGGGGCACCCGAGCCAAGTCGGGCTTACGGCCGAGTATCATCTGCTGTTCCACCCCATACAAAATAGCCTCCTGCATGGTCCGCAAGAAGCCCCAGACCGCTCGGTGTACCCTTCGGATATTCCGTGCGTAGACCCGCCGCAAGATCCGATGACTCTGATCTAATCGCACCTTCGTCGTCGGGCGATAAACATGATGGCAAGAGCAACTATTCAAGAGAAATCTCCCGAAATCCCCACACACGAACTAAGACCTCTGCCGCAATCTCTGCAATATTCTCAGCCCATTGCCTGCCCTCGACCGTAGACGGGTCACAGTAATGAGGCCAGTTCACACGAATAATATCTTCCATCGTATACATGATCATCGTACAGGCATCCCACAGGGAGGCCGTCGCCGTGCCTTCCTCATCCTAGCCACCCGTTTCAGTCGCCTGCGCTTCTTCAAATGGGCCGGTAGATTTCGATCTACTCGTGACTTACTCACTGCCTCCTGCCCGCTAACATATTTCGTCATAATGACACCTTCTTAGCATTCGAGAACGCGCTAGTCAGGGGATCATCCACCCCAAGAGATTCGTCCAAACCCTGCAAACCGTCCGGCGAAACCAACCCGCTGACCGGCCGATTCTTCAACAAGATGTTCAACAGATTCTCGCTAATCTTCTCCTCTTGGCCCTGCACAGACTTCAGCTCCGCCAACAAACCGCGAGCCACCCGAGTGCGCCGGAGCAGTTCCGCCTGAAGAGCTTGGTAATTCGGATCGCTGGCGGCCTTACTGTACGCCTCTTCTGCATAGAGCAGATACTTCAGCAATTCCGGGCTCACCACGTACGCCCCAGGATCATCGGCCCCCTCATCAGACAATTCCAGCACCTGATATGGGTTGGCACTCAGCCCACGAATCATATTGTTGACGACAGCCCGGCCTCGTTCGTTCGGAACCTCCACCGCGCCGCGTTGCAAATCTATCATTCCTCTTGCTCCTCTGCATCCGCCGTCCCTTCGGCATTCAAGGCATCTTCCATCTCATCCACTCGCTGGGTATTCTCGTCCTCCACATCTTCGAGCAACCGATCGGTAAAACCTACTGCTTCATCCAGAGGCACCAACCGATTCAGGATAAACCGCCCGGCTAACGCCTCCGGACCATCAACATCACCTTCCATCGGTTCACCAATCAACTCGCATGCCCTCTCTAGCGTCAACAAGCCATGAGTGAATTGCTCCACTACCCGCTTGGTTGTCCGATCCTTGTCCTCTAAAATCAGCTCGGACTTGTCATACTCCAACCGATACCCGCTCACCCGACTGACATTCGGATCCTCTGGAAAATCCTGCAGCTCCTCCCACAGGGGTAGCAATGATGTTTGTAGGCATGACTCGATGCGTCTCAACTTCGGAAGGATCGTGTGCTTGTGGAAATTCATCAACTGAAGCGCATAGTTGTCATACTTGGCGTGCTCCAATAATCCAACCATGATCGGGGGCACCCCCAACGCAGCTAAAATAGCCTCCCGATTTGCGTCACGCCCTGCCTGGAAATCTATATCCTTCGGATCTACAGACATCTGCTCCCATGACAGACCGCTAGTGAGCATCAGAATCTTTCGTCCCTTCCCGCCCAAGAACTCCTTCACCTGCTTGCCTAGCATCTTCATCTGATATGGGGCCAACTTCTGGTCCGTAGTAAGAACCCCTTCTGGCGTTACCCCATTCGCAAAAAAGTCGGTGTTCCAGTCAGTCATCGCAGTATCTTGATTCAGCTCGGTCTCAGCGGCCAGCAAACTGCCCTGCCCGAACCACGGATTCAGCGGATGGAAGTAACGAAACGGAACCACTTGATCTTTCCGCAGCTTGTTTTTCTTCTTACCCTTACCGGCCTGAAACGTCCACTCCTTAATTCCGCGCCCGTCCTTGTCCATCTCCGGGGTGAGATAATCGGGACGGATCGGCCACAGCTCAATCGGGATCTTCTTCGACGACACCGTCCGGCGGCCCATCTGCCGGTCGAGCTTACCCCAAACGACCTCCCAATAATTCGTGCCCGTCGTCTCCAAATAGACCACGAGAGACTCCAGCAACTCCAGCCCGGTCATATCATCATTCGGACACCGGAGTAAATCCAAGACCGGATGAATTTTCTCATCCACCCAAGTCCCATCATCCATGCGTTTCTTAAATGTGATTTCCAATGAGGAGACAGTCCCAGCAATAGCGAAAATCCCAGCATACGCCCAGACAAAATTGCAGTAGGTGCTAATCCACTCCTTCATATTCTTCGGCTGCTTTATACCTCCACCATACAACTGCTCGGCAGTGGCCCACGCCGCGGCTTGTGACGCCTTCCCAAATAACGCATTAGACGCATCGTCATCAACCCATGCATCTAGCTTCCCGTACGTCACTCCCCCCGACAACAGCTTCTGCAATTCGGGATGAACCTTCTTCAAATCTACAGTCTGCTCTTCTGCCATCGTTATCGTCCTCACTATCCATTATACCAACATACTCACATCCGCAGCAATCGCATCAGCGAAGGCATACGCTGTAGCATCAGCAAAATCCGGGCTATGGCCGAGCCGCTCTTTAATTTTGTCCTTACTCTCCACCTGTATCTGCCTGCCACTAGCAGTCCGCTTATACCGTATATCACCAATCTCATTGATAAGTTCATCGTGATCCGGCAACCTCACTCGACCGGACTCCAGCAACACGCGTAACGTCCAATACCACTCTGCCCGACGATTAGCATACGCCTCCGGCTCGGTAGCTCGCTCGCCGCCGCTCATCGGCTCAACTGGGTATTCCAGCTGGGCCAACCGATCATACACCCCTTTACCCACGCCGACGCTGTCGATACAAATCCTAGTTGCTCCGACCTGGTCGCACAAGCTGGCAACTAGATCCACCGTGACCATCGTATCCCTGTATCCCCTCTCCGCATAGAGTATCTCGGCGACCATCCCGCGGCGACACACCACCACGGTTCGGTCCGATCCTCCGGCCGCCACATCCACCCCCAGCACAACGGGCGAACCCGGATCAATCATACGATGACGGGCCTTCAGCAGCCAAGGAGCCAGAATGATGCACGTCGCATCCACTGCCGCTTCCCAATTACCCAACAAGAGGGTATTCTTCCAGTCCGGTCGATCCGCCCAAGCCCTCTCCAACGTCCTCACATACTCCGGACTCAAATGAGAATTGTCATATACAGTAGACGGTATAAATCGATGAAACGCGTCTGGGCGGTCGACAAACATAGTCTTAATCCATCCCATCGTAGGGTTGCTGGTTCCAGCCACCCTGGGAGACGGATGAAATCGCCGACCGGTCTCCTGGTCCACCAACTCCACTCGGGGAACGCGAGTGCAGGCAAATTCATAGACGTCCTTCGGTACATCACTCATTTCATCAATATACAGGGCATTGATCTGCAATGAACGAACCGTACTCATCGCGTCCTTCTTTGTGCTCGACGGCCGTAAACCACCATATACAATAGATGACCCGTTGATCAAATCAATCCGATGCTCTTGCTGGTTATGGCCTTCCACTAGCCCGGGAACGCACAACACAAATTTCTGCATCTCATCATGAGTCGTATCCTTGTAGCTAGAATACTCCCATCGATAAACGCCGACCCGATTACCAGGGTATCGGATACACTGGCGAAGAGCATCGTTCACAATCCACGCAGATTTGCCTCCACCCACGGCCCCGCCGTAGAGCAGATAGGGTTCTTCCGCCCTGTGGGCTGCTACCTGACGAGGGGTCGGCATGTAGGGTATACAAATTTCCATCGACTATAATATAATCGCCAACGCATGACCAAAGTAAAGCAAACTACCATACAAGTTCAACCGAAGTTCGGGGGCCGGCTCCACAAACTACGACCAACCATCAGCCACACCCACTGGTGCCTCCGCACGCCCTGCACGAATAGCATGACCCGGTCCGCTCCGTCATCGCTCCGCAAATAGAACATGGAGGGCCGGTAACGACAGTTTCGTCAGCTCCTGCCTTAGCGAGGTCCGCCCCAACCCCCAGACCATTTTTCTCCAACCGGTCCCCACTATCGGTGACCACTAACTCTTTCATCCGCTCCCCCGTTGCAGTTCGCAGCAAAAACTTCCGATGCAACCAAGTGAACACATAATCCACCAGACTGCTCGCCTGCTTTATCTCATCATCGCCGTAGAGAACCATACCCGAAGGCTCAAACCGTTGATGACGGAACTTATTGCACAGCGTCGGCAATGGCACCCCGTACTGCAAACCAAGAGACACGGCAATTGCAAACGAGTCCATCAGCCCGGCGACCGTAGAGCCCTCCTTACTCATCGTGACGAACAATTCTCCAGGACGCCCGTCCTCATACAGACCGACCGTCAAATATCCCTCATGCCCGGCCACGTCAAACTTATGGGTCAGGCTGTTACGGGTAACAGGTAACCTGTCTCGATGCGACGTGCGTACTGCTGTCTCATACTCTTCGTCTGTAATCTCATCCTCGTCTTCGGGCGCTAACTCCCCACCAGAGGACACTCCAACCCCCTCGGCCTCTCTGATAGGCTGGTCTTCCTTGCTCGTATCTCTATAGACGGCTACTGCCTTCAGCCCCAACTTCCAAGCCTCCACATACACATTCCGCACGTCCTGGACCGAAGCGTCCGACGGTAAATTCACAGTTTTGCTAATACCACCACTCAGATAAGGTTGAACAGCAGCCATCATCAGCAAATGTCCGTCGATCGATACTGGATTGGATCCGATCGCCGTAGCAAACACCGGATGTCGCATCCACCCGGAAGGCAACTCTTCGTCCTCATCACCGCAGCCGTATACTTCTGCTAGGCCGTCACGCACACAAACCGGACATTGCTCGACGTGCCCGCCGCCGACCAGCGACTTAATCGACCGCAACACCGGCAGAGGCTCGATTCCCGTACTATCACAATCCATCATAAATGAGATAGTCCCGGTCGGAGCCAATAACGTCACCTGAGCGTTGCGTGGACGATAGAGATTGGATCTCTCGTTGTTTGTGACAATCCCCCTCTGCTGATCGATAATCTCTTGGAGGCATTGCCGACCGTCTGCATCCAATCGAAAGTAGCCGGGGAACGGTCCCACCGATCGCCCCAACTGGAGAGACGTCTCCCAAGCCGCATCAGTCAACAATTGAGTTACGCCCTCCGCAAACCGTCTTCCCTCGTCGCTGTCATACGGAATACCACGCCCCATCAGTACGGCCGCCAGGTTAGTATAGCCAAGGCCCAGAGGCCGATACAGATGACTGTTTGTACAGACCTCCGCTGTAGGATAGCTAGCTGCATCGACTAAAATATCCTGCGCAATAATAAATGCTCTTACTGCTGACCGAAATTCATCTCGCTGAAAACTATCTGTCTTAGGATTCCCAACAAACGCCATGAGATTCAAACTCGCCAGATTACAAGCTGAATTATCCAGGAACTGAAACTCACCACATGGGTTGGTCGCCCGGACAGGACCAACGGACGGAACTGGATTGGCCTGGTTCATCTGATCGCCAAAGAGCAGGCCAGGGTCTCCGCAAGCATGCGCCCGGGAGGCAATCAAATCTAACAACTCCGATGCAGATCGACAATCCCCAAAAATAGCCTTACCATCAGTCCGCCGAACCAAATCATAAGCAGAAGATTCTGCCGATTCAGCCTCAGCCATAAACTGGTTAGTGACTCGAACGGACAAGTTCGCATTCTGGAATGCCACAGACTCGTACGCCTCTCCATTCATCCCGCCGGACCATCCAGCAACAACCAGATCCCGAGCTTTCTCCTCCTCCTTCGCCTTCGCATCGATAAACTCAACAAGATCAGGATGATCGCAGTCAAGGATTTGCATCTTGGCGGCTCGTCTCGTCTTACCTCCACTCTTGACAATACCAGCCACGCTATCGTAGATACGCATGAATGACACAGGGCCGCTCGGATTACCTCCTCCGGACAACCCTTCGGCTTTACCTCGGATCTCGCTAAGGTTTACGCCGCTCCCACTACCGTGCTTGAACAACAGCGCTTCATCCGAAGCCAACTGCATGATAGAATCCATATTGTCTTCGACGCCAAGAATGAAACAAGCAGAAACCTGAGGAAAAATACGATCATCATGGCAAGGTACAGGATGCGTCTTGTTTTCATCCCACCGCCAACCTCCAGCCCGCCCGGGACCATATCGATCAATCCCACAATTGAACCAGACCGGCGAGTTGAACGACCCGCACTGATGCAAAATCAACCATGCCAAGTCGTCGCGAAGAGCATCAGCACTGCGTCGGTCCATATACCTCTGCTGCACCGCGCGATCAGCAATGAACACAACTACCCTGTCAATGAGATCCCAAACGGATCTCTCCCTGGTCGGGCTGCCTACCTTACCGTAAAAATACTTGCTAGCGACAACAGCCACCGCATTATCAGACCAATGGACAGGGGCCTCCACTTCTTGCTCGAATGTCCCGATCTCCACTGACCTAACCCCCCAATCTACCGTGTCCTTGGGGATACGTCCTACCGGGCAAAACTGCTGTTCATATTCGATCACGTAATGTGCTCCTTATGATTGAAAACAAAAACCGAAGCCAACCAACCTTAGATCAGCTTCGGTTCATTATACGCTCCTCATAGCCATCCTAAGGCCATCCAGGATCCAGACGACCTTATACACGACCAAACAGCCGTTCGGCCGGCAGGGGTCAACCTCGCAGCCCTGCTAAGCCGATGAGCGGGCTCCGCGAGATCATTTTGCCCTGCGCCCCTGCTGCGTGTCCAATCCGATTATGTTCGACAGGATCACGAGCAGCTTGCGCCATAATCCTCGCGCGGTGTCGAGCGCCGCGTCGTCCGATTTGGTCGGCGTCATAATCACAGCCGTCCGCACCACTGCGT